GCAAGGAAAATCGAATGGCGAAAGATAAAAATGTGAACATAAAAATCAAGGGGGATTCAAAAGAGTTTGAAAGTAACAGATTTTATACTAGAAGAAAAGATTTTAAAGGCTTACCATATATCAGGATTGTAAGAACAACTAGCATTTGCATCATCAAGTTCTTTTTGTGTTGGTTCTGGTTCGTCTTCAAAAAAAGGAGCAGTTTTTTCTATAAATATAAATATTAAAACTAATAATATAAATGTTAACATAGCAACCCCCTTATATCAAAATAATAAAATGATGTTGAAATAATGTCAAGGAAAATCTAAATGGCAAAAGATAAGAATGTAAATATAAAAATAAAAGCGGATTCAAAGGATGCACAGAGCGGAATAGACAAAGTTTCCAACAAATTAAATGATTTTACAAAATTATTACGCAAAAACAAGTCAGCAAACTTGGTTACATCAGTTTCAGGAATCGCAAAAGCATTCGGCCTTGTCACCTCAGGCATAAAAAAAGCCGCGGCCGCAATCAAAGACCTGAACGAAACCGCCCTTGTGCAGATAAAGGCTGAAAAGCAACTTGAAACCGCCTCAAAGAACAATCCTTTTTTAAATGCACAAAATGTAAAGCAATTAAAAAACTTTGCTTCTGAACTTCAAAAAATAGGAACAGTTGGAGACGAGCAGCTTTTGCCGCTCATGGCGCAGCTTGCCGCCGCTGGAAGAACACAGGCGGAAATCCAGGAAATAATGAGCGCCGCCCTTGATGTTTCCGCAAGCGGCGTAATGAGCATGGAAAGCGCAGTAAAAAACCTTAACAAGACATTCTCAGGACTTTCCGGCGAGCTTGGCGAATCAGTTCCGCAGATAAAAAGCCTTACAAAGGAACAGCTCAGAAACGGCGAGGCGGTAAGAATAATCGCGCGCCAGTACGAGGGAATGGCTAAGGAAACCGCAAAAGCGACAGGAAGCGGAATCCAGCTTTCAAACGCGGTCGGAGACCTGAAGGAACAGCTGGGAATGGGATTTACCGCCATAATCCGCCCGGTGAACGTGCTTTTCACAAACCTTGTAACAAAAGTGGGAAACGCAATCGGCAAGGTGAACGAGCTTCTGGGCTTCGCGAACACGCAGTCCGAATCGACAATGAAACAGAGCGACATCGCCGCAAGGGAACTTACAGAACTGAAGGACAGGCAGAATTCTGTTGCGGTCGAGCTTCTTAAAATTCAGGAGGACTATAACAAGGCGCTTGAAAAAGAGCAGAAAAACGGAGTAAACACAAGGGCGGCCGCGCAGGAAAAGGAAAACAAGGCCGTTCTTGAGCGCGTAAAGGAAAACACAGAAGAGCTTCAGGCGGAATACGAGAAGCAGATGGACGAATACTCCAGGATAATTGAATTCCGAAAAAGAAGCGCCGAGGAAGCAAAAACAACGCTTGCGACACCCGGACTTTCAACGGACGAGTACAGGAAGGCGAAGAAAACCATAAAAGAATCCGGGAAAGATATAAAGCAGTATGAAAGCCTTATTGAGGAGCTGAAATTCAAGGCGGAGCGCGCGGGGTTCGATCTTGCCGCAACAGAATACAACGTAACGGCCACCGTCTCCACATCCTCAGGAATAAAGGAGCAGATGGAAAAACTCCAGGACGAGGCCGACAGCATCGCAAGGCAGATTGAAGAGAAGCAGAAGCAGATGGAGGCAATGCAGAATGCGGAAAGAAACTCCGCAAACCAAACCGACAGCAAGGCCTCCGAGCTAATCAAGGCCAACACCAACGAGCTGAACAGGAACATCAGCGCAATCAATGCAAAAGCCAAGGCAATGCGTTCAATGGGAAAGGACGTTGACGAGGCGGCGACACAGCAGGAAATTGTGAACGCCGTTGAGCAGAGCTACATTGACCTTGTTACAAAAGACACAAGCCTTGTTACCACAAGCAACTCTGCGGCAAAGGAACGGCTGAAAAGGCTGGAGGAAGAAAAGGAGAAGCTGGCTTTAATAGTCGGGCTGAAAAAAGACCCGGCGGCAACAAAGGAGCTTGTCTTAAAATGGGCGGCAGAATCAAAGACAGAGCTTGAAAAAATGCGCGACGAGCTTGCAAGCCTTGAGATTCTTAAAGAACAGATTTCAAGCGGAGCAATCAGCATTGACGTTGACATTTCGCAGGTAGACAGAGCCATTGAAAAACTCCAGGAGTCAATCGCAGGCGGGCAGTTCCAGCAGATTGCCGGAAACATTTCCAATGTGCTGGGAACTCTTTCAACCGGGCTGAACAACATCTCCACATATTTCAACAGCGCAATGGAAAGCCGTCTTTCTGACGTGCAGAAGGAATCAGAAGCCGAAGCGGATTCCCTTAAAATGCAGTACGACGAGGGGCTTATCTCATACGATGAGTACTGTCAGAAAAAAGACGAGCTGGACAAAAAGGCCGCCAAAAGGGAATACAAGATAAAGCTCGCGCAGTGGCAAATGGATTTGGCGATGGCGAATGTGTCCGCGGCGCAGGCAGTTGCGAACGCCCTGGCAAGCGGAACGCCTCCGTTAAACATCCTGAACGCGGTGGCGGCTGGAATGTTGGGAGCGGCTCAGATTGCCACAATCATGGGCGCAAAACCTTCTGCTCCGTCATTCTCAACAGGCGGTTTTTTGACAGGAAATTCAACCAGCGGCGACAAAATACCATTCAAAGGAAACGCCGGAGAGGCAATCCTGAATCCTGCTGAGCAAAGGAACTTTATGCGCCTTGCAAATGGCGAGGGAACACAAGCCCCGGTTACCGTAAATATGCCGGTAACGATTGAAAACAACGCCGCGAACGATGTGAGCGTAAGCGCGGAGAATGACTATAACAGGGTGAAGATTACTGTTGACAAGATTGTAAACGCAGGACTTAGGAGCGGCGTCTACAACGAGGGGCTTTCCGCCGCCAACAGCTCAATGAAAGGAGCAAAATATTTATGACATATACTGCGTGGAGCGCATCTGTAAACACAAAGTTTTTCGCACTTACAAACAGTTACAGCGAAAACGCAAACACAAGCGAATTCGCAAGCGGAAGAAAAGTTACTTTTCTTAAAAACACACGTTTCATAAAGACAATAAAATGCTCGCTTTCGTTGGGCATGAAAAACGGCGAATACAACGCTTTCTGGACGTGGTACACGGATGTCTTGGGCGGAACTGCTGGAGTGTTCACCTGCCCTGCCCTTGGAAGAGGCTTTTTCAGGTTCAAGAGCGCGCCTTCTGAATCCACCGGACTTCTGCAAAGAAAAATTGAAATGGAAATCGAGGAGATTTACTGATGAACGACGCAGAACTTTTCCAGAAGTATCTTTCGGGCGGAGCCTATGCCCTGCCTTATCTTCTGAAATTTTCCTGCGGAAGCCTTGAGCCGGTTTATCTTGCGGGAAACAACGAGAACATAGAATACGGCGGAAACACCTACGCCGCGGCCGGCTTTGAGTACACTCCGCCGGACGTTTACGGAAAAGGCGCGACGCTGAAAATTTCCGGGGCGGACAACCGGCTCATTGAATTCATAGAAAACGCGGATGAAAATTTCCGCCTTGACGTGGTTGCGCTGATCGCCGCAAACGGAGAAATACAGAAGCTGAAGCAGTACACGCATTTCTACGGCTCTGTAAGCTACAGCGAAACAATGGAAATCAACTTTGAGCTTTCCAGCGACGACCGCATGGATATGACATTTCCGCCGTACAAATTCGACACTGACATGAACAGGGGCAATGCATGATAAATGTCACAGATTTAATCGGAATTCCGTTTGTAGAATTCGGGCGCGACAAAAACAAGGGGCTTGACTGCTACGGCCTTGCAATAGAAGTTGAAAGACGCTTCGGAAAAAAACTCAATGATGTTGTCCTTGAAAAGTTTGACAGGGCTAAAGTAAAAAAAACTCTTCCTGAAATAAATGTAAAAAAAACGGAAAAAATAAAGGAAGGCGCAATTCTTGAATTCTACGGAATAAACGACAGCCGGCTTCATATAGGAGTAGCCCTTGGAAGCGATATTTTTATACACGCAACGGAAAACCAGGGCGTCAGAATATCATCAGTCAAGAATACAAAAACCTACATGAAACTTGCTAATGTATACGAGGTATTATAATGGGAACAATAAACGTCTATAAAGGAATTGGAAAAGAATACAAGACATTCAGAACAAACGGAAACCTTAAAGACGCATTCTCTGCGTTTATGCCGGAAATAAACACAGCCCACTGCATTTTTCTGAAAGGCGGCGAAAGCGTCGGGCTTGACTACCAAATAAAGGACAACGACATAATATTCGTGCGGGAAACTCCAGGCGCGACTGTCTGCGCAGTCATCGCAATCCTAACAGCCGCGGTCGCAATAGGCTTTTCAATCTATGGAGCGGTTGAACAGAAGAAAGCCCAGGAAGAGGCGGAAAAAGCGGAACGCGAAAGCAAGGCTCTTGCGGAATCCCCGGAATCGCTTCCGTTCCTTAAAGGTGCAAAGAACAAGAATGCGCTGGGCTACAACATTCCTTTCATAATGGGCTCAATGTACACTGCGCCATACAAGATTACAAGCGGCTACTATTCAATCGGCGGAACAAACGGCGACACACAGTACTGGAATATCGCGCTTGTTGTGGGCTACAAGAACTGCGTAATCAATAATCTTTCAATCGGAACACGGATTCTAGCGGGCTACAACACAAGCATTGACGTACCGAAAGCAGACGGAACAAAAGAAAAAGTCTACTACATGAAGCCGAACACAAGCGTCCTGGATAAATTGAACCAGTATTACTACCATTCCGGGGCGTACTACGCAAAAGGAAACAAGATTCAGATTGTAGACAAAGCCGGAGATATGACCGTTCTTCAGAATAAAATCACTTCCACAAGCTACGGCGAGGAAATACCGCACAAGCACGGCGACACAAGCCAATACCTGGAGGGAATCACAAAAGACCTGGAGCAGAACACATACCGTGCGGACATCTGCATTATGTTCAACGGGCTCAGGCGCTATGACGACGGATGGAAAAGCAAGAATGTTGATGTTGAAATCCAGTGGTGCAACAATATGGCGGGTTCTAATCCAGCCTGGAAAACCGCGCAGACACTTTCAACCGGCGAAATAAACGCGAACAAAACCGTAAGATTCCAGACTTCAATCATATTTTCAGCGGCTGAATGTTTTGGAAAAGACATTTCCGTGCGCCTTGTCAGAAAAACAGAGGAAGATGAGACAAACAGCCAGGAAACGTGCTACCTTTGCTATATAAACTGCTGGCAGTATGATGCCGTAAAATCAACCGCTTCCAACCTCGTGCCGGCGACACCAATAGAAGACCCATGGAACGAGCGGACACTTAGAATAGGGCTTACAGTTCTTTGCAACGACAGCACAAAGGACACGCTGGACGAAATAAACTGCATGGCGTACGGAACAGCCAGAATATGGGACGGCAAACAATGGAGCTCCAGCCGCTACCCTACCCGAAATCCCGCCGCATGGGTGCTTGAAATTCTTACAACGGAAATTCACCCTCATTCAAGATACAGCGACAGCGAAATCGACCTTGAATCGCTAGGCGCGCTCTACGAATACTGCGAGAAAGAAAATTTCTTCTGCGACGGAATTGTTACAAAGGACACAAAGAAAAGCGATCTTCTGAACCAGATTCTTGACGAATGTTTTGCGACGATGTACAGGAACGCGGACGGGCAATGGACGTTCGCAATCGAGCAGAAACAGGAAATTCCGGTGGCTCTTCTGAACGAGCAGAGTATAAAAAGCGTTTCCGTGGCAAAGACATTCGCCCGCTCTTCATACGCGCAGAAAGTAACATACACGGAACGCTCCACATGGAACATCAACACGCTGTACATAAACGAGGCGAACGAAACAAATTCAGCCGCCCTTTACCGCGCCGGAAAAACCATTTCAGAAACCGCGCTGAACTACATAACAACTGGAAATCAGGCGATGAAATACGCCCGCCGCGCCAATGCCAGAAAAAAACTACAGCCGCGCGAAGTTATTGTAAACGTCGGACATGAGGGCGACTATTACCCGCTCTACTCAAAAGTTCTTTTGCAGATGAAGCAGATGAAAATCGGACTTTCAGGCGGAACAATCCATAGCGCAATAACAGAAAACGGACTTCTTACCCAGATTAAAGTTTCAGACCTTTGCGACTTTACGGACAAGACAAAAAAATACGGAGTTATCATACAGGCGCAAAACGGAACTGACTCACGCCTTTTGTATCTTAAAGTCAAAGGGACAGGAAAAACAAGAATTCTTACTCTTGCAAGCCCTGCGCATTGTGAAATAATTCCTGAATACGGAAACGTATATTCCTTCGGTTTTCTTGATTCAAACGGAGAATTCACAAGTGTTACGAACCAGATGACAATCTATAGCGCAAAGCAGAACAGTTCCGGCTGGGAGCTCA